GCCCCACCCCGGCGTGCTCAGAAGGAACTCAGCATCCTTGTCGGGCACGTCGAAAACACCGTTCTCGTCCCCCGTCACGGTGCCGTCGCCGTATCGCAAGCCCAGCGTGGCGCCTGCCATGTTCTCGTTCTTGATCTTCATGGTGTCCTCTCTCACACAACCGGCCGGGCGTGTAAATCTTTCAATTGACTAGATGGGCGCGGATTTCGCCAAATTTACGATCACTTTTTTACAGTAAGATTGAAAAAGCGGGCGAGCTTTGTGTTGCCCGCCCGCTTAGTCAGTCGCATATTTCTGCCTGTTTTCAGCTAGTTAGCTCAGAGCGAACCAGCCTCGCGGCCAATGTTCTTGACCACGATGTTTCGTGCGGGAGTATACAATTTTATCGCACCATATACTACCTGCGCCCACCTTATGCTCGTATCGATGGTGGCGAGGGGCACGCGGGTCATCGGCAAGAGCTGAGCCCATGACATTGACCGCTGGTTTTGCTGCAACACGAAGCCCTTGGTGGTCCCCGGAATGTCATCGTTGTTATCCGTAATGACCTGGGTTGCACCCGTGCGCGCGACGCGCGTCATGAGCTTGGCCGTGGAAGCGGCGCCACCCGCGTCGCTACGATAAATCTCGTAGAACGTGGTGCCCTGACCGCCATCGCCCACCGTGAAGGTGACCGAATCGCCCGCCGCGACGGCGACCGAAGCCGAATCAAGCGAGGGGCTGAGCCCGTACTTGTTGCCGGCGACGACCGTGTAGATGTACGTGCCCGCGTCCGCGACCACGAACTGTGAAGCGGCCGAAGCACCCGCGGCCGGAGCCACGGTGATCGTCGGCACGAGCGGTGCCTTCGATGAATCGCCAAGGCCACCCGCCAACGCGGATTGCTCATCCTCGAAGAACACGTGGTCGTGGAGATTGATCTTGCCGTGCTGCCCCTGGAAGGCCGTGACGGTGGTGCCGAGCGTGCCCGGTGCCGGCGCCAGCGCGAACCGCTGACGGTCGTAGACCTGCTTCGCGAGATCCGAGAAGGCTCCGGCGCTGAAGTACGCGTCGGTGGCCATCCCGTAGTTCTGGCGAATCTGCAAGAGCATGTCGTTCATGGCGTTCTCCGTGAGGGGAGCCCCACGAAGGTCGATCACGTTATCGGGAGCGCCATCGGTGATCAGCTTCTCCAAGCCGTCCAACTGCTCAGGGATGAGATCGCTGTTCCCAAAGAACAGAGCATTCTCAAGGTTCTTGAGAAGATCCATCGTCTTGTTCATGGTTTCGAGCGCGATCACGTTGCCATGGGCAGCGCGGATCGTGTTCGCCACATGTGTGACCCTGCCCACAACGCCGAGGTACTTTGTGAGAACGGTCACACGTTCGTACGTCGAATCTTCCTCTTCAGGAAGGGCGCCCTCGCTCATCCAACCCATATTGAACCGGCGACTGCCCGAGCGGCTGTAGCTGATTAATCGGTTGAATTCCTCGACTGTATTCGTCGCAGGAACCTTGGCGATGCTGCGGAAGAGCTTGATCTCCGACATTTCGAAGGTCAAATTCTTGAGCTGCGCTTCGAGTGATTCCGTCCTCAACGGAAAACCGACACCGGGCGCAACGCCTGGGTCGTTCACGTCGCTGCCAGCCACAAGGGCCTTGCGAAGCTCTGCTAGTTCATCCGGCGACGATGTGCCCCAACCGCCGTAATCGCGGTAGTCTCGCGCCGAAACAAATGATCCTACACTCATGTTGTTTTTCCTTTGTTCTTTCTAGGCGCGTTAGGCGTACTGCCGAGCCGCGTCCGCCTCATTTGGATGGGTTTGCAGGAAGTTCTTCACGGCGCCGATGGTCTTCTCATCGATGACGTTGCCCCCCTCGAACAGCCCGACTAGTTCGGACGTGCGGTGACCGTTGATCTCGCTCATGCCCTTTTCCAAGTTCATGTACGTGAGGGTCGAAAGAATCTCGCTCTTGCGAAGCTCCCCGCCCCCCTGGCCAAGCTCGCCCGGAAGTGCCTTGTGAAGCGGCTGCGCGCCGGAGAGCTGGGTGGCTCCCTTCTGCGGTGCCGGTGTGCGCTCGACTAGATTCAAGCGCTCGCCGAGAGCCTGAATCACGCCGGTCTGGCTCTTGAGCAAGCCACCGATTTGGTGAAGTGCCGCAGCGAGCTTCTGATTGACGTGGTTTTGCTGACCCTCGAAGGCGCCCGCGCTCTTGCGAATCGCGTCGAGCTGATCGGCTGTGCGGGCCGTCAGCGCCTCAAGGAATGGCGAAACGTCGATGGTGTCGGAGAGATCCGGGTCTTCCCGGTACGTGTCCATCGACTTCTGGAAAGACGAGCCGAAGCTCTTGTACGACTCTTCCTCTTCCTCTTCGTCGTCGTCTTCCTCTTCCTCTTCCTCGTCCTTGCTCATGAAGGCCGCGAAAGCATTGATGACGTTGGCGGGAATGCCCGCCGCGCTCATCTTGGCGACCATGAGGGTATCGATCCCGCCCACGTCGCCGTCTCCGGCGAGGGTGCCCGCCGTGGTGCCTGTCTCATCGACGTGGCCGCCTGTTTCGACTGAATTGGAACCCTTGCCTGAGTGAGTTGCCCCCTTGCTCAGACTCGTGGCGTCGGCCGCCTTCAGAAGCTCATCGAGAGCTTTCCCAAGGCCGTCATCCGTTACCTGCGGTCCCGATGTTTGTTCATCCGGCATGTTCACTATCCTCCGTTTCGGCGTGCCACTTCATCGCGTACGCCACGATTTTCTCTGCTAGCGCGCCGTCCAGGTTTGGCCGGATTGCGCGGAGTCGTTCGATTGCTTCGCTCTTCGTAAGGAGCTTCTTTTTCTTTTTCTTCTTCTTGCCGCCTTCGAGACTTTCGGTTCGAAGGGGGAAGCCTTCACCGGGCGCGGTGCCGGGGTTGCTCACGGCGCTCCCCGCACTCAGGCTCTTGGCGAGCACATCGAGCCCGGTATTCGTGTTCACGGGGCAGCGGGTGATCGCCACTTCGCGCACGGTCGCTTTGCGCACCACTTTGGGGTTCGTCGCGTCGCGCTCTTCGATCTGGCCTTCGACGCTGAACCCGAGCCGGCGGTCGCTCTTTTGGAGCGCTTGGGCGATGTTCCAAAGGTTGTCGGAGCGTTGGTGCCCCTTGAGCAAGTAGCCTTCGACGTACCAGCCCTTTTCCCCATCGGGCAGCTCCCGAAGCTCACACTTGTCGGGGTAGCCGACCAGCGCATCGGTCGAATGGTCGTGGTTATCGTTGAACCAGCCGCCCTTCAGGAACGGGGTGAAATCCAAGCCCTCTTGGATCAATCGCTCACCCTGGCGGTCGATATCCCCGGTCGATACGATGCCCCCGATGCGACGCTCTTTCGATGGGTCCGCGCCGGCCTTTTCGAAGCACTCGACTGCGATATCGAACTTGAATGGTGTTGCCGTCAATTTCGCCCCCAGAACGCAAAAAAGGCGGTCAACCGTCGAAGGTTGAACCGCCTCTAATGGTCACGCCCCCGCGTGACCTAGGCCCCGATGATGATCTGACAGTATCCCCTAGGGTGTGTCAACTCTTGGGGATAGTGAAAACGCTCTTTCGCAGCTCAATTTTGCCCCGCGAAAGGATAACCGCGCGCTTGCATGCGGTGCAGTTGATCTCCACGTCGCCGCTCTTGTGCAACACGACGATCGTCGTTTTCGCCTTGTAACGCGCGCCAGAACTACTTTTGCGGAAAATCGGTCGGTCGCAATGGGGGCAGTGCAGATGCTTTGCGCTGTTCATTATCCCTTGAGCCGTCATGACCAGATTTTTCGGTACGCGCGGTGCGCAAAAGCGAACTGCCGGGGCCATCGAAGCATAAGCCGTTGGCGGTGGTACAGATAGTTCATCGTGACTTCGGCGGCGTTCTCAATAGGCTCGCGCTTCGCGTAGTCGCTCACGTACCCCTCTTCCTGGCTGATCGCATCGAGCTTGCGGTGCCATTCCTTGACCGCTTCGACGCTGCCGAGCTGCCCCATGAGATAGACGTTCAGCGAATGCCCGATCTCGTGCGGGAGCACGCGCGCGATGCGCTCCGCGGGGAGCGTCTGTGAGATCCTGATCTCGTTGCCGCTCCAATACGCGTAGTCGTGCTCTTCGAGCGGGTTCTGGGCGCGCGGGATATCGGTCGTAATGAACGTGATTCCCACGTTTCGGTCGAATATCTCCGGCGGGGTTTTGTCGAGCACCATCTGGATTTCCGCAGTCACTTCCGGGTCGCCGACGCGCACTACGATCCCCTTGTCGGGGCGGCTTTCCCCGTAGCTCAGAAGGGGCGCGGCGGGCTCCGCTTTTTTCAAGCCCGCGCGGGTCTTCTGCCACCGCTCGAAGTCACCCACGGGCATCATGACTTCGATGCTCTTGCGCCCGGCCGCGCGCGCCGCCGCGACGCGATGGTTCCCATTGGCGACGTAGGCTTTGCGCTGCCCCCGCCTATGGCTTCGCCCACTGTGCAGCGCGCGAATCGGGGGAGCCGCCGTTTTGAGCGCCGCGTACTCCGCGACCCGCTTCTTTTCGGCGTCAGAAGGCGTGTAGTCCCCGTCGTCGAAATGCGTGTTCAGCTCGCTTAGCGGCACGTTGACCAGCACGTGCGGTTCTGTGATCCGGGCTTCTGCGGCTTCCATGTTCTGCCCGGCTTGCTTGCCCCCGGCATTGGCGAGCCGTTCGATCGCGCGCGCTTCCGCGGCCGTCAGCGTTCCGTGCGCTTTGAGCGGCTTGGCCGCCTTCCATGGGATTTTGTGCTGTGCATCCGCCCACTTACCCCCTCTAGGCCCAATGTACGGGCCTGCTTTGCGCAGATCCCATTCGAGCCAGTCACTTCGCAGAAGCGCTTCAGGGAGCATGTCCCCGGTCTCGTCGAAGCCCCACCCTTCAGGGACGTGGATGAGATCGCAGCCGCACCACGGATGCACGGGGCCGACCGTGGCTTGCCAGTTGGCCGCTTTGCGCCCGACGTTGCTGCCGTTCTCTACCAACTCGCTGAGCTTGAAGATCCTGAGCCGGCCGTCGCGATGCTTGTGCAGCCGGATGCAATGCGGGCACGCGTCGGGGTTGGGCATCTTGGCGACGCGGATATCGTCGGGGTCGCCGTAGCGCTCCACGAGCCCCGTCACGATGCCTTCCTGCATGGCCTTGTGCTTTTCGGTGGCCGCGATGCGCTTGAAATCACGGGACCAGTCCCCGGTCTTGTGGCCCAAGTCGCTCGCGAGCTGTTGCACGGTCTCTTGGCGTTGGATGTTCTCTGTGACGGTCTCACGAATGACACCCTCGTATTTGCGGCGCAGATCCTTGTCCGCTTCGATGGCGATCGTACTGAAATCCGCTGCGACTTTATTCCCGAGCCCTTTGATCTCCGTGGCGGCGGAATGCTTGGCCCATTCGATGGCGTGCTTCTCGTTCGGACCGTTCGGCACCTTGGGCGCGTACGTGCGCACGAACTGCTCGTAGGTGATCCCGTACTTGCGCTTGCGGTCTTCGTACGTGCGTGAAGCGGCCAGCACGTGCCCATAGCGGTACGCGTCTTCGATAGCGTTCATCGCAGCCGGCGGGAGCACTTTGTCGGTCGGTACGAAGGTGTGCCGCAAGTCTTCGGGGAGGATACCCGCGTCCACCAAGCGCTCGACCGCGCCCGGCGGGAGCGTGTCCGGCCCTACGGTCCCCGCAATGAAGGCTTGGTGGTAGTCTTCGATGATCTGTTGCAGCTCGAATAGCTCGCCGGGCGTCAACAAGGGCCGGTAGGTGTCGGCTTTGGCGAGTCGCACGCCCGTGGTCTTCGAAATGTGCTTTTTGAGTGCCTTCATCATGGCCACGAGCTGCGCGTCGTACGCCTTTTCGAAGCGCAGCACGCTCGTGACCATCGGCTTGTACCGCTTGAACGTGCGTTTGCCGTACCGCGGAACGGGCTCCGCCTTCACCAAGAGCCCGTTTCCGACCACCGCTTGGGCGATTTCGATGGGATCTAGGTCCGCGGGCGCCTGAACTCGTATCTTGGCTCGCGACGCCATGCCGTCCTAGGGAGTCGTAACCAGATCCCC